GTAGCAACCAAGCCAATACCTAAACTGCCAAACATATTAACACAGTTACGAACAAGTGCGGTTAGTGCTTTGGGCTTACGACCCATGTCACCTTTCATATCACCTGCTTCAAACTGATTAACATCAGTGGGTGTCAACAACATACCCAATGAATCAACGATGAACAATACCTTTGGTCGTTCTGACTCTGGCATTGCTTTGTAGTCTTTGACAAACATAGAAATAGTTTTACCTACTTCGTCAATCATTGCCATGTTAAGTTTCAACAGCTTGCTTTCGTCAGTTGACACACCCAATGCGTGTAGCCATGATTCATCCAATGCATTCTCTGAATCAATTAAGACCACAAAGATACCTTGTTCTTGTGCATGGCGTACTAGGTTTCCTGAGCAGATGAATGATTTTCCTGCACCTGACTCTCCGGCAAAGACAGTAACTTTACCAAGAGGTACGCCTTTATTAAAATCACCGCTAATGAGGTAGTTGAGAGCATAATTTCCTGTTGAGATCCAATCAGTGGGGTCGTTAAACCCAATTGATAGACCGTCGATACTTTTTGTTATTTCCTTACGGAATTTGCTTACATCAAATGGTTTCGTCATCTTAACTGTCCAAATCCATTGTATTCCATTCTTTAACTACATCAAGAACTTCTTCCTCTGAATTACATACAATCTTACAGTGCGTCCAATCACTGGCATCATTACGACCGCCTACTTCAACCATCCAACCATTGTCATAACGATTGATAGTGATTGATTCATTTACTTTATCTAATTTGCTTAATTTTGACATAATAGTTTTCCTTATTATCTGTTTAATCCAATATTATACACACTAAATGGTTGATTATCAAGTATCTCGGGACATTGATCAGCCATACGGTCAATTTCATAATCGCTGGGAAAGTGCCTAAGTGCTGTCCTAGCCTTATCTCTGACCAAACTAGGAACACGAGGAGTACGACCCGGATCACATAGTTCTTCTAATAGTTTTTTACCCTGCTTTAAGGCACGATATCTTTCGTCTGGTAATGTCATGTTATTCTCCTGTATGGGGAGAGTATATACCCTCCCCTCTCTACTTAAGCAGGCTTGTTCTGACGGGCACGAATCAGTGCCAAAATGTCTTGTGCCTTATCACCAGCTGGTGCTTTAGGAATTGAGACAGGCTCTGCTGAAGCAACAGGCTCATCGTCTTCAATTGCTTCTACAGATTTATAATCGACCTTAGCCTCAGTAGCAACTGCTTGATTACCATTACCTGCAGGTGCTTCTATACCATATGGACGATAGTATGATCCCCAACGATCATTGTCGTATGGTTGACCATCTACTGAAGCATCAAACATTTCTTTGATGATACGCAACTCAGCTTCATTTGGCTTTTTAGGCAAGAACTCAGAGAGATTGAAGAGACCATGTGCTTCGATGGCATCTTGCTCAGCCTGTGTCAATGCGCTTTCTTTACGTGCCCAATTACTGGTTGAGTAATCAGCATAGCCACCTTTACTGGCTTTCTTGATGTTAAAATCAAGACCGCGCATATAATCAGTAGGCAATTCTTCCATTTCAGGATCCATCAAGCTAGACTTAATGATAGTAAAGATTTGCGGAGAGATAATGAGCCTACGAATAGGATTCGTTGGAACCTTGTCATCACCAATTGGGTTCTGACGTACAAACCCTTGAAACAAGTAGCTGCGTTTTTTCCAATACTTGTTAGCCATTTCTTTAAGAGTCTCATCCTTATACCATGGACGAATCTCTGCTAGAATAGGGCAACTGTCACCGTACATTTCTAGACATGGTACTTGAACTTCAACACGTTTAGAATCGGTACTACCTTTTACACCATTGAAGGCAAGTTTAATAATTTGACGTTCTACCCAAAAGAACGTATTTGAAGGATTCGCATCTGGTAGGAAACGAACGGTAGCGGTTGTACCTTCTTCCATATTCCAATGAGCGTAGATTGAGTTATCAGATTGAGCACCGGGGGTGCGTTGTGCTTTTGTGTCTTGCGCTGCAATACGAGCGCGGATTTCTGCGAGTGATGCCATGATATTTTCCTTAAAATTGAGATGGTCTCTGTTTAATATTCGTCACTCACCATGAGTGACTAACGATTCGTAAGTATAAACTACTTACAGCGATTCGTCAAGTATATTTATCCCATATATGGGAAACCGCACTTTTTTGTGCGGTTTTTTAGAAGTTTATTTACCCAATAATCGTTTGATAGTATCTAAGTCTTCTTGACCTTCAAATGTTTTACCAATTGATCCCATACTACTAACATCTTCTCCTTCAGACATTACTTGGTCAATAAGTTTTTTACCACCGTACAATACGGCTAATAGCATACCTAATGGTATTGCATATTTAGCCGCAGCCGCTGCTAGATCACCAATGGTTTTACCATCGACCGCATTGCCAAGAATGGTAGTTAATGCGCTTGCTGCGGATGTTGCATCAGTATAAACTTTATTCAGTCCTTGAGGAATTGATTTACCAATCTCATCTGCCATAGAATAGATACCGGCCCCTAGTCCAACTTTACCTGCATTTTGGGCTGTTGACTGTACTGCTGATTTACCAAGTTCTACAGCACCTTTACCAATTCCAGTCGCTGCTTTACCAGCCACTTGTGCTCCAGCTTTGCCAGCAGTAGATGCCATACGACCCAAGGCAGGTCCTACACGAGATAATAATGGTAACAATGTTCTTGCGCCAGCCGCTAATGCAGGTGCAAGAAAGGCAAACTCATTAAGTTGGTCTTCAGATAATTTATTGTCATCGGCTGAATCTCTTCCCATCATTTGTCCTGCAGTTCCTCCTGCGGCACCACCTATTAGCCCGCCAATTGTAGCTCCAGCTGGACCGCCTGCTAATGCCCCCAGTGCCGATCCTGCTAATGCACCGCCGACACCGCCTAGTGTGCCACCTGCTAATTCTCCCGCCACACCTTCACCCAATAATCGTTTGATAGTATCTAAGTCTTCTTGACCTTCTCTAATACTTTCACCACCAACCAATTTGCCTACAGCACCACGTGGACCGACCTTTTCATATGGACCTAATTGCCCTACACGCTTTTGGTTAGCATCTAAATCTTCTGCCACACCTTGTTTTTTAGGTGCCATCTTTAAATCCATTACTGCATTAACTAATGTACCTTGCATAAAGCTCTGCCCTGGTGCAGGTAAAAATACAAAACCTGCTACGTGTTCTAGATGGTTTGCATCTTGGTCAGACAGAGAAGGAAATTCGCTCTTAAAGTCCGCAGCAGTGTAGTGGCCATATCTTGAAATAATTTTTTTTGCTTCTGGTTCTGTTAGTGCTTCATCGGCGGCTGCTCGACTAATGTTGAAGTTCAAGCCCTCCGCCACACCTTCTTCTTTGACTAAACTACCTTTGGTAACTCTTTCAATGTCCCGCTTGATTTGTGCTCGCTCTTGTGGAGTCTCAGCTTGGTCATATTCCACAGCCATTTTTTGTAGTATGTCTTTATCTTCACTACTAATATATCCTCCCAATGCACCTACGATTCCTAAACCAGCTAAGAACTTTCTTATAGCTCCCTTGCCTTCATCAAGCTCACTTTCAGGAATCCCCATTGGATTGGACGACGTTTCACCTTCTTTTAATCCTAAATTCTTAGCTGCAAGATATGCTTTAAGTTTTTCTTTTTCTTGGGGAGTTAGTGGTTTACCTGTTTTTAATTTGCTTTGTAATAATTGAATATATCCAATATTATCATTTTCTGCGTATTCATTTATTATGCTATCAGCCCACTCTTCTAATTGATTGATTTCTTTCATTTCACTTACCTTTTTATATAATTTAGAAAGAATTGGCATTACTGACTCAATTCTAGGATCAATTGTTTCTTGAACAAATAGTTCGTTAAGACTAACTTCTTCTGTAATTTCTTCACTTAATACAGGTTGCCATGATTCAAAGTATGCATTATAACCACGACGGCCGATCATTCTGCTTAGTGTTTCTCTTAATGCCTGATAATGATTAACACCCTCTTGTATCAATATATTGGTAGATTCATTAAACTGTTTATTTTTAGTGGCTCTGACAAAGCCAGCCATTTTTGTATATTCTTCTACAAGTGAAGTAATATGACGACCTCTATTATCATAAGGTGAACCACCTTCAGCAATATGTCTAGCATATACTTTGGCTATACCAGGCTTGTTACTTGGCACAGCAAATCTTTCACCCATTGTGTTTTCTACAAATATTTTATCTATATTACGATACCTTTGCTCACCTTCACCAATTTGGCGAGTATGCTGAATAATTATCTTAACATTGGGCACAGCATCACTATAGCTACCTCTTTTACCCATTGGATAATAACTTTCACCTAAGTTTTCTTTTTCTTTATTATATGTTCTTTGAGCCATATCTTTAGCCAAATGATTTTTATTTTTCAATTCAAACTCTAGTTGCTTACTTTGTGACCACTGCTTAAGCATATTTCTAAAACTTGACCAACTATCACTAAATTCAGTTCCTGAGGTATTAGTATCAGGGCTGTCTTGTACATCATCACCATAATATAGAACTAAGTTTCTACTGTTGTCAATAGTAACATAGACAGTACCATATGCTTTGCCATCTTTTTCAAAAGTAAATTTGAAAATATCGGCTTCTTCAGGTGCAGTGGTATCTTCTTTGGAATCCAATGGCGTTACATCATCGTATCGTACGGTTAGTAAATCATAAAGGCCACGGTTAAGAGTATCAGTTTGTATAGGCATAGTAATAATATTTATCTGAATTTTTAATTTAATACCGCAAAAAATGGTAAGGGCGGGATGTATTCATCATGGTCTCTCATATGTGATTCCAATTCATAATGATAGTCACCTAGTTGCTGTAACATGCGAACAACCAATAGTGTACTCATTACTAAATCATCATTATCGCCCATTTTAGCCGCATAACTACCACCACTGGCTACAAAGGTTTTTAACTCTGATACTAAACTTCTACTATTGATTTGTAATTTTTTACTTTCTAATAGAGTTTTAAATTTAGCACAGGCAGCTAATTTTACTTTATGTGAAGTATTAAATCCTTTACGTTTTTTACCAGGCTCACTTAAAAATATACCACTGATATTTGATTCACCATATTCATTGATTGATACTAATGCTGCTTCACCTATACTATTATTTTCTATTGAATAATAAAGGTTATTGGGTTCACCAGTACACTCTACAATATATTTGTTAATCTGTGCTAACAATTTAACTTGGTTAGGAATGTCAGTTTTATTATGTTTCCACTCTCCAATTTGTGTAGTGGTATTTGCTTCAAAGATTTGAATTGCAGCAGGGTCGCCACCGGTACCCAAGCTAGGATCTAAACCAACAACATATATGTTACCTTTCTCTGGTTTTTTATACCAACGAACTTGGCCCATTCTTTGTATAGGTTCTATACCTGTTAATTCAATCAGTGTATTTGGATTGATAAGAGTTTCATCTGCGATAATAAATTCCCCGCCGATTTCTCGATTAAATCTATCTTCTCCCAATTGGGCTTTCATCTCATCAGCCCATTTTTGGTCCCTACCTGGTTGCTCATGCCAATATGCTCTATAGGCTTTAAAGCCATTGACTCCTAGTTCAGTTTGATTACCATATGAATCTTCTGTTTTATTAGCACCTTTCCAAATAAGTGCAAACTGATCCTCGTCACTGTTTGGAGTACTAGTGATAATTGCTTTACCACCAGTTGATAGAGTAGGAGTAATAGAAGTCCAAAACTGTTCAGCAATAGTAGGTCTAACGAACGCAAACTCGTCCAAGTACAACAATGTAATAGACATACCTCGACCAGTATTTTCTGTAGTAGTTGCTGATACTATACGACTACCATTCTCAAAGTCTAATGAACCTTTATTGTATGTAGTAACACCTGCTTTAATATGATCAGGACAGTTTTCATATGCATACCTCACGCGGTTCATAATCTCTTGTGCGCCGGTATACTTATGTGCTGCTATAAGAATAGTAGAGTCAGGATTAAACATAGCGTACCAAAGTAAATATCCTGCTGCACTGGTACTTTTACCACTTTGACGAGGCATCAGACTAATACTAAAACGATAGTTATGATATGTATGAATCAATCGTTCTTGATAAGCCCATGGATGATAGACCATGCTGCCCTTGGTAGGGTGTTGTATGTAGAAAAAGTTATCCATGAAATATAGATAACCTGTTTTAGGGTCACAACACTTGATAAAATCTTCTAATTGTTTTTGTGTTGCGAACTTGGTTTTTACATACGGTGTTTTTACTAATGTAGAAGTTCCGCTCATACAATTATTTAGTAACGGGTACTATTTGGAAAAAGGATCTTCGCCTGTAAGATGTGGTTTGGCAAACATAACCTTAAACCAAGCTTGATCACCTGGTTTGATATTATTCTCACGAATATATTGTGCTTTTTTAGCATTTAGTTCATGGTCTATTATTGCTGATTCGCCAGTAATTTTACCAGCACCACTTAGTCTTTTTAAATCGTCTAATGACATATCCTTCTCGGGGACAGTATCCCTGAGTTTAGAATAGCTACGTTGTATTTTTGCTTGTTGAAAAGGATCAAACATTATGACCAAGTGCCTACAGTGGTATTTGCAGCAACGGCACTTACCGGAGTTAGAGTAATCTCAGCCAATGCCAGTAAAGTAAAGGTAGTTAATACTTTGCTATTTGTTATCATAAAGTTAACAGTGCCTCCGGTTGTAACATCAATCACACCTTCAAAAATAATTGGAATGAATGCTGTGGTATCTGTTGATGTTGTAGAAACTGTCACCGGTGTATTGAATCCTGTAGTCAGGTTATTACTCATCATAGTAATACCTGCACTAATTCCAGTACGAGTGTTATTTTCATTAGATTGGACATTGTATGCGTGTTGCGCCAATACAGTTCCCACGCCTAATGCTAAACTATAGTTGAGGTTGGCATCTTGGTTACCAGTTTTTGCCAAAGTAGCAACTATACGATAGATGTAGCGAGTATTTGATGATAAGGTTACACCATTGGTTAACCCAAACAAACTTTGTGTGGTATTTGCCGTGCCTGTCAATGCAACATTAGCATTATTTACAAACACAAGTTGGTCACCGTATGGAGCATTATTACTTATTGAATTTACGTCAATCCATGCTAGATTACCAGTACCGTCAGTTTTCATAACATAATTAGACGTACCACCTGAAATGTGTAGGTTAGCAACTGCGCCTAATGTAACATTACTTGTGTTGGTAAAATTAATTACGCCATTACTTGTTAAGCCAGTTAGTGTGCCTATACTAGTGATATTTGGTTGTGCATTTGTATAAACAGTACCTGCTATCAATGCGTTACCAACTTGACCTGAAACATTAGCGCCGGCTACTGAGTTGGCTACTGCTGCATAATTCACTTGACCGGTTACATTAGCTCCTTGAATATTGAATAATGCGTTAGCGTTTCCTGAGAAATAATTTGCTAGGGCTAGATTACCTAGATTAGCATTACCACTAGTAATATTACCGGATACTACCAGTCCAGTTAGTGTGCCAAGACTTGTTATATTTGACTGAGCAGCGACAGTTACATTACCCGCATATGCTGCGTAGTTTGCATTTGCGATTGTACCAACAATGTTAGCAACATTGATATTAGTTAATCCATAACCATTACCAACAAAGAAATTAGCAGTTGCAACATTACCTAAGTTAGCATTGCCACTAGTTATATTACCTGATACTACTAATCCTGTTAGTGTACCTACGCTAGTAATATTTGGCTGTGCGTTTGTATAAACCGTACCTGCAACTAGTGCGTTAGCAACTTGTCCTACAATATTACCAGCCGGTAAACCTGTTAGTCGGCTACCGTTACCAATAAAGTAATTTGATTGAACATTACCAGGAGTTACTAAGCCGGTATTACTGATTGTTAGAACAATGTCGTTACTTGTAGTGCCGCCAGCAACAAACTTAATTGCTTCACCCGGGGTATCAGTGCCAATAACTAGATTACCTTGATTTACAAACAAGTAACCATCGTTAGCCAGTGTGCTACTGAACGCAGGATCAACATAGTTACTACCATTGATACCCATATCAATATAGTGATTACCATCATCACCGATATCATTTACTAACACTAAGTCACTTGATGCTTGTGTACCAGAACTATGATTTTGACTTACAATCTGACTGTAACTATTAAGATTACTGTCTACCTGAATGTATGCATTTGGATAGTCTAATGCTTCATTTAATAATCCAAAATGCCCACCGTTCTGAACATTTAAGAAATCTATGTTGGCGTTGGCTGCTTTAAAATCCAATGTTGTTAAATTAGCTCCGTCGGTGTTCCATGCATTGTTTGGCAAGTCATAAAGAATACTTACTTTGTAACTTGAACTATTGTTACCAAGAACAATACCACCCTGATCAATCTGACTGTTACTTGTTGAGTTAGCTGCCAAGTATAATACTTTATTGTCTAGGTTAGCACTGTTAGCAGTGGTTGTCGTACCGTTGACTGTTAGGTTACCAGTAATTGTTAAGTTAGCAAAAGTCAAGGTTGAACTTGTGTTCAAATCCTGCGGGGCACTGATGTTGAAATTTTGTCCACCCAAATCAGTGACAATGATTCTGTTTGCGGTACCGGTGATGCTCTGTACACCGGTAGCGTCAATACCAACATCACCCACTGTTGTAGTTTGTGATAGTCCAACACCAACTGTTACACTAGTAACTGCGCTGGTATTATTGAAAGCAGTATTTTGGTAAGTATTATCAGCAAAGGTAATACCACCGTTACCAGTATATGATCCTGTACCAGTTCCTATAGTTGAAGCATTCGGTATTGCAAGACCTTTTGGTGTGATAAATGCCGATAGAGTTTTACCCGTAAGTCCAGTATTGCCTAAAGGAGTTGTGTAAAAATTAATCTGTGAGCCTGCATTAGAATCTGTGAAGTTCTGTGAGGCTGCAAGTTCTATAGTAGTTCCGCCAACAGGATATCCTGTAGTGCCGTAGCCAACTCCGCTTAAGCGTAAAAATGTGTCACCAGCCTGTGTAGCAGTGGGACTGGTGTAACTACCTCTTGAAATGCGACTAGTGATTACTGAATATGCACCGGCACCCGCAAAAGGTCCAACAGCATCTAATGTAATGCGACTGGCATTGCTTTCGTTACCAACAACATGTAACATACCACCTGGATTAGTTACATTGGGGTATGTACCTGAAATACTACCATTGATAAGCATCGCGCCCGGCGTATTTCCCGGTACATAACCTGTATCAATTTGAGTTCTACCGCCACTTGTAACTTTGAATGTTTTATGTCCAGCACTATCACTAACTGTTAGTGGACGATTAATGTTAAGATTACCGGTAGCGCCAGGTGTGCCAATATTGAATTCTTCTGTTGGATTATCTAGGTAAAGTGTATTACCACTTAAAATAAAATTACCAACTGTTAATCCACTACCGCCACCGATAATTAAATTACCGTTGTTAGCACCGATGGTTTGGTCAATACCTAAATAAGTATCATAAATGTAAATTGTATTACTACCAAAGTATGCTTGCTTAACTCGGCGAGTAGGGGAACCAAGAGTAAATACGTCATCAGTCAACGGTACTAGGTTACCAGCCCAAATAATACCTCCACCAGAGCCCGGAGTTAATACAATATCAGTGTTAGCCGCAGTACTAACTGCAAGTCCAGCATTCAATGTTTCTCTTGCTACTGGAATCTGTGTACCGTATGTTGGTATAGGAGTACCTAAACCATAGAATGTACTAGATGTTACTACAACATTGCTATTACCACCTGTACCAATGTATACAACATCACTAGGAACAGGAACGCCTGCACCAGATAACACATCATTTATTTCTAGTTTTGGACTAGGTGTTGTTGTAAACTGAAATACTGCCCACGGCGCTGGAACTTCATTAGGATTACCATAACTACCTGCAGGTAACGCAGCCAATGTTCCATCACTATTTGCTAATATTTGATTTAGAGTTAATGTAGCAATAACATATACGATTGCCGCATTGCCACTTAACAGTGTGCCTGTTGGGATTGCTACCTCATCAGTGTATAGTGTATTACTACCTGTGTCAAATCTTAGATTACCACTAGCGGCAAAGTTACCATTAAGATTGAATTGAACTTCTGTTGTGTTACCGGCTGCCAATCCTGCTATATTAGTTACACCATATGGATATCCATTGGCATAGTTGATACTAATCTCACTGTTACCAGGCAGTGTTAAATTACCATCTGTACCAAAATCCCATATATTACCATTGGAAATAATATTGATATTTGAATCAGAACTTATATTAGCATCACCGATATTATCTATAATAATATTACCAGGCGTTGTTAGGTTGCCATCTAGTCCAAATTGCCAAGTGTTGAATACTATGCCAGCATTGCCCACACTGGTTTGTACATAGGCTCCGTCATCCTGGGCATAGAATTGTTGATAACCTGTGTCACCGTTGGTAATACCGGCTGCCTGTCCCGAAGCACCTGAGATAAATCCATTAATAATTGTAGAGCCATCTGGCAATGTTAAATTACTGGCTACACCAAAGTTCCAAGTATTGCCAACTTCAGTACTGGTATTGCCTACAAATAAGTTTAATCCGTTTCCTACAGCATCATCAACTGCTATTATGCCACTTGGTGGCATTATTAATCTACCTACAGTGTCACTATCAAATAAGAATGTATGACCTTTGGATTTGATATAAACGTTTCCACCAGCATCTAAGGTAAGATCATCGTATAAAGGACTAATAGTTGAATTGGCAGGAACAGTTAAATTACCGGTAGTATCAAAAATCCAAGTATAACTGTTGATATTGACTTCTAAATTACCATTTGGGTTCTCTATGTTAGCATAACTGGTATCGTTAAAAATTTTATTAGTATTAATATCAGTAAGTTGTGACCCGTTACCTATAAAATAACTAGCGTTGACATTCCCTGCTAGATTAGCATTGCTGCCATCAAAAATAAAATTAGCAGAACCATAAAAGTTCCCATCGCCGTTATTAATTTGTACTGCATTTACTGGACCGCCTGGTTGACCATTACCAACAGGTCCATTAATTAGAAATCCACCGGGGGTATTGCCATCACTATAATAGAATGCGTTTAAGTCAGGGTTCCACCAAATACGGCCTTCTTGACCTACAAAATTTGCTGCATTAGCTGTAGCTTCCTGTACATTGCCGTCTACGAAATTATCTCGGCTAGTAAATAATTTCTGAATAAAAACTGTATTGTTGGTGTTACCATTACTCATAGTAACTCCTTAAACGTCTAACGGTTCGTCATCGCCTAATGCATCCAGTACCACTGGATTAAGCCCAGCATTCTTTTTTATAAGCTCTAGTTCATCATATGAATGAGACTTTGGATCTTGTTCATCACACTCCTCATCATCATATACGCTTTCAACACCAGTGGCTTTCTTTAATAATTCTATTTTGAGTTGTAACGGAGGAATCATAATATCATCAGGTTGATGTGCTAAATCATCATCACAACCATAATCATCAGCCATTTCAACTTCAGGCTCTTGAGGCATTATTCTAGGTGATAATCTACCAGGTGCCCCAATTGGTCTTTGTGATTGTTGTTTTGCATCAATCATGTCGGCTAAGTTACGTAATATCTCACTAGGTTTCATATTGTATTCCTTTATGTAATTTTACGGCTAGCCATAAAAATACTCTCATATAGAGAGTATTTATCGTTTTATTTAATGTCTAGCGGCCTAGCTTTAGTCGCAACTATACAAAAAAACTTTTCTTTAACTGGAACAGTTTTACCAGTATCATCGGGAATTTCTAGGTTAAATTCCAAGATATTAAAAGTGTCAATATTGAACCCAGCACGATCAAGTAATGCTGATAGCTGAGCAGCACCAAAAATGCTATAATGATTCAAGTTAAATTCGTGCTTTCTTTCACAATCAGGAGCAGGTACTTCAATATAAATTTTGCTATTTTGTTTTAGAACCCTATTGTATTCCATTAGACTGAAAATTGGATATGGGCTATGTTCTAGAGCATGTCTTAGAAATATAAAGTCTACACTTTCATCATAATAACCCTGTTCTTGTGGTAAGAACGATAAGTCATATTTTTTAATAGTATGACCTTTACTTTCACAAAGGCTAACGTCATTGGGACTAAGCGTTACACCAATTAGATTTGTGTATTCTCTGGCTTTCATTTCATCTAAGAAATAACCGGGGCCACATCCCAAATCTAAGATTAAAGCATCCTTAGCTAAGTTTAATGGATCAACATAAGATTTTACAACTTCGCCAGTAAGTTGTTTATGGTATCCACTTTCGCCTTCATCATAGATGTGGCATTGATAGAGGTAGTCATTGTAAAACTTGAGTTTTACTAGGTCTAGTGTGTTATTAATATCAATCATTGAAAACCTTGTAATTTGTACAAATTACTTATTCTCAATGATGAGCTTTAAATTATTTTCTTTTATAGCCCTTAAATGGCTTATAAGGACTAACCTTGTGTGTATCATCAGGTTCTCTTCTGAAATCATCTGTTGCTGATTGCACTGGAGTACCAATAGCATGATAAGCATGATGCAGCATGGCATGCTCTTCTTTAGTATAAGGTGCAGCCATATTACTTCTGCCAATCCAACTTTCTCCAGTTGGTTCGTGACTAAACTCTTTTCCATTTGAACTAGCAACTGCCATCATAACACGGTTTAAATCATATGTTCTATCCGCTGTACCTGCTACTCTATGAATCATACCCATAGCTGATTTAATATCTGGATGCAATTTACCTTTCTTTACACCATGAGATCCGTCATCTGCGGTAGCTTCAATTATAAATTCTTTTGCTCTCATCTTGCATATCCCTTAAACGGTTTCAATGGACTAGGTTTATTATCAGGTGGCAATTCATATCCAGATGACATTGGCATTGCTTTCTTTCCACCAGGAATATTTTCATATCCCAATGCTTTATTTATTATCGAACCATCTTCATACTGTGTTGACACTATAGCATTTTCACTAAAAGGACTTTCCCCTGAAAACTCACCGTCATTTCTTTTTTGACCAGCTCTGACCTTATCCCAATCACCTGATTCACTTCTGGCTCTAGCAATAGCGACACCAAATCTATAGATTTGGTATGGATCTCCTGAAGTTAAATCAGGGATAATAAACAAATTACGTTCAGTAATAAATTCTTTTGCTCTCACCTTTTGTAACCTTTAAAAGGCTTCATGGGGCTAGTTTTAGTAACGTCCGAGGTTTCATCGCTTGTAGGTGTTGATACTCTACGCTTTCCTTTCATACCCATAGCTTTAAGTGCATCATCAATGTAGGGACCTACATCATGCCCGTATGATACTACAATCTCACTTTCACCAAACGGTCCTTCCCTAGACATACTACTAACACCATCTTGTTTGCGTTTTTCAGCGCCCTTTGCACCAGCAATTGCTACTGAAAATCTATATTGTAAATAAGGATCTTGATTTGGTAATTCAGGAATTATATAAGTGGCAGGAAGGGCTCCTGCCTGATCGGGCATTAGTTTTTCTTGTGTGCTCTCAGTAATGAATTCGTGGGCTCTCATGCTTGCTCTGTTGTTATAAACAACTCATTTTCGGTAGACATATCATATCCTGGTACATAACCATCTAATTGAATGTTTAGACCAGGAATATTGACACCAATGAAAGTAACCTGAGACGAAATAAAGTGCAATAACGTAACATTTGCTAATGGATTAACTAGTACACGAACGTTAGAATCAAACACATCCATATCATAATTAGTTATAGCATTACCATTAATAGTAGTACCATATCCAGTGAATCTTACACTAGCATTATCATTTGTAATCTGTGCTGAAAGTGTAATGTCTTGACTATCTGATGTCAATGGATTACTTGATCTAATTTGAAGCATGGCCTGTGTAAAAGTTGCAACAGGAGCCGTATAAATTACTTGATTTGCTGTATTACCCACTGAATATGCGGTAGACGTACTAAAAGTAGTATTAAATAAACTGGTAAAATTATTGTTTATTTTCGCAAAAGCTGTGCGTAATGGATCACCTTGACCGTCATTAGGTGACGTACCTATGTTAATGATTTCCTGTGTAGACATATTTTCATAACCTCATAATGTATTTATGAGTTATTTTTCATTTACACTTTCAAAGATTTTTTTCTGTTCGGTGTACCATTCTTGCCAACCCTCAACTTTGGTTGCACAATTGTAGTATGTTACATAGTTTTCTACTACTGTTTTCAACATGTCTGTAATAGGCACATTATCCGTAGGTTCAATTGATTTCAATTGCTCGCATTTTTCTGACAATGCTTTAGGATATGGAGGAAATTTACGCTCTATTGGTACGGGTGTAGCGGCACAGGCTGACAATAATAATACTAACGGTATTAACTTTTTCATTTCTTCTCTCCCGAAGATTGATTGGTTAAATTTATAACTTTGTTATGTTGTTCAATAATTTCTTTTGGTACTGGGCAATTTTCTATATATTTGATAATCTCTTCTTTTTTAACGATTTCTTTATCAATATATTTGATTATATCATCACCTTTTTGTCTAATAACTTTGGTTTTGTTTACAATCTTTTCTTGTATTTCTACAGTTTTTTCTACCGCTTTGGTTTCAGATACAGCAACTTTGGCTTCAACTTCTTTTACTTTCATCTGCCATAGTCGTTCGTTTTCTAACCCACCTTCTAAGTATAAGGCAAGAGTTAGTACTAATATACTAATAATTTGAATGGGTAGTTTATATTTACCAACAAATGGTATAAACCCTAGCACAAAGCCTAATATTACGCCAGTAACACCAAGAGACAATAAACCATGTATAGCGTAATCAGGTAAAACAGATAAGATCCACATACATGTATTTATCTGTTTAAATCATTTAGTCAAACTTAAGTTTAAAAAATGTATATTTTTCTTTAGGTAATTTAGCTGTTACATCATAAGTAAAACCAAAATTCATATGATCAACGCGCCTGTGCCAAGTTGGTTGCTCTATGGCATTATCCATAATCCACTTGCCCTTTTCTGTCTGTTGAAATTCCCAAAGAGGTTGAGCAGCATAGATATCAGGATCTTCCGCATCACCTATACTGAATGTATGAACTCTAGTTTCAATGTAGTCTTTCATACAGCCATTTCCGCTTTGATTGGGCCATAGCTAGTATATCCTTCTAAGTGGATATCATTCATGGTCATTGAAAAAATATCTTTCTTTTCCACAGGTAGCATTAATGTAGGTAAGGGCAATGGATCACGAGTCAATTGTTCTTTAACCTGTAGAACATGGTTTTTATAGATATGAGTATCACCAGTACTGATAATTAATTCACCAACATTGTATCCACAATGATGAGCAATTAAATGAGTTAGTAGAGCATAACTAGCAATATTAAATGGGAGACCCAAGAAAACATCCACTGACCTCTGATACATATGACAACTCAATTCACCGGTTTTGTTTACATAGAATTGACTCATAACATGGCAAGGTGGCAATGCCATTTGATCTAATTCACCAACATTCCATGAACTAAGAATATGCCTGCGACTATTGGGATCTTCAATCAATCCTTTAATAAGATTTTCTAATTGGTCTACGGATCTTTCTAATACGGTTGAATCATAATGTGTTTTATCAGATTTGGTATGTTGAACATAATGTTTAGATGATTTAAGAGTATTATGTTTCCAATCTCGCCACTGTACACCATATACTCTGCCCAAATCACCTTCAAACTTGGCTTTGGGTTTCCAATAACTTGATAGTGCATTGGGAGTCCAAATAGTAACTGCATCATCTCGACTACCATGTGTGATTTCAGCCAATCTACGTTCGTCTCCGCTACCTTCAATAAACCACAACAATTCACCAACAACTGCTTTCCAAGCTAGTTTTTTAGTAGTAACGGCAGGAAAGCCTTTTCTTAGATCAAAACGCAATTGTCTAGCAAAGACCGATACCGTACCTATACCAGTTCTATCGTCTTTGGTTTCGCCGTTATCTAAAATGTCTTTAAGCAAATCTAAGTATAGTTGCATTTTTGTGTTTATTTCCAATAATCAGGGTGCTCTCTGTCCCAAATTTCATATACATGGTCGCCATGTATCTCTTCATGTGAAATTCTAAACTCACCTCGTAATTTTTTCAAGTCTATAAAAGTATCACATGCGTATTCAGCAAAGGTAGTGGTCAGATGAATTCTAGTAATTCTTTCCCAACATGTTTGTATTAACCTTGCCCCGCCCATTATCCATGGCTCATGAAAATATTTCAAGTCATCTAGATGAGCTATTGTTTTAACATTATCAGGTAAAGCAATTGGTTTTGTAGTTACCACAACATTATATCTGTTAGGTAAAGGTTTTACTGGCAGACTATCCCAGGTATTACGACCCATAACTACAGTTTTATCCTGAGTTAATTTTTTAAATCTTGGCAAATCGCCCTCGATTTTACTCCAAGGTAATTTATTATTATATCCTATCCCACCTTTAGGATCGCAAGCAATAATAGCCTTCATAGTCCGTTAAGCAAACGATCAGTTTCGGGTTGAACGGTATCAGCAATACTTTGAACATTGAGAATAAATTCCACGCTAGTAACCAACTCATCTAATTCAGTTAATCTTTTATTAACCAAATCTTCTACTTGCTCTGGTTCTAAACCTTGATTTAAAAATTTCTCAATATTCAGAGTTTGTTGCTTCTTCCCTATTAGCTTAATAACTACTTTTTTAATAAAGCCAATAGGAATTTTTTGTTTTTCCACATCCTCGAGGATGTGTTCCCATTTTTCAATAAATTCAGGTGACATTATGCAACAACTTTAGTAGCTCGGGGTTTTTTTGCTTTTGGTGCAGGTGCTTCTACAACAATTAATGATTCACCAGAAGGTGCTACATTAGGATCAAGGGACCTTGCTTCTGCCTTTAGACGTTTTGCTTCAGTCATGAGACCTTGTGCTTCACTTTCCATCTTAATTGCTTGATCCAAACGTTGTTTAGCCAATTGCTGATCTCCCATTATATCACCGGTTGGATATGCAGGTTGTGTTTGCGGACCACGCATTTTTCTAATAACTTCAGACTTGGTCTGCATTCCCATACTCTTGTCCATTTCAGCTAATCGTTTAACGGCTTCTTCACCTTGTTGCATTTCGTCTAGAATCTTGTTCAATTCATCTAGTCTAATTTGAGTATTAGGTTGAGGAGTCATTACAATTTGCGCGGTTTGAACCTTTTTCAATTGACCTTCAAGGTGAAGAGTTTGCAAAATAGGTTTACCGTCTTTAGTATATGTACGGTGCAATGCATCAGCTAGATTTTGACTATTTTGTCCAATGTCACTTTCAATACATTTAATAAGTGGATCATGAATATGCATATTCAACGTTTCTGTATATGCGACCAAGCACATATGTGATTCACCAGGTACTTCACGGAAGATTACTGCAACTTTGCGATCACCGTGTTTACCAACATGTCTTAAAAAACTCATATCATATTCTCCTAGATTATGTGATTATTTAATTGATTTTTAATATATATTAAAATTTATCAAGACCAAGCCAACTCATAAAGAATTGCTTCCTGAGGATCTTCAAATGCAGGGACAATCTTTTTTATCCGTGTTATATAATCATATTCAATTAATGCGAACCTACCTTTTAAATTTTTTAAAATCCAAAATTTAGATTCTTTGGTAATATGGGTATTGGTCATAACGAAATGTGGAGGTTTAAAATAAACCTCTCGATCACTAAACCAAGTAACAGGGTCTATAGTTGTCATTGTGTTAATGAATCTAGCATCTTGTATTTTTCATACGCATCTACTACAGCAGGTGACGTATTAGTATTGGTTGGCACTACTTCTAACCAAAGGTCTTGAAAAGCAAAGGTAATAGGCAAATACTGGCCCTCTGAGTACAATCTAGGTTGATGGATCTTGCCTGAATTGTAAAGTTTACTAGCCAATTCCATAACGGTTTCAAAATCAAATCTTGAGAAGTCGTACCTTTGAGAATTCCTAGCGTACTGATTACCTTCATCATAATACAACTTAATTACACCAACATACTGCTCATAGGTTTCACACTTAGTCCTAGTAATAATCATCAAAACTTGATCCTCGGACACCTCACCCCTTAGGATACTCTGTAAGCAACCACCCAAACTTGTACCAATATACATCATAATGAATTTTCTTTTTTGATAAGGTTATAAACTACTAACAATCTATCTAATACGTCATTTAATGATGCATTTGTTTTTGCTAATTCTCTTATATCTTTCCAAACTTTGGCTTGCTCTTGTTCATTAATACGAGACCAAGCCTTTTCACTCATTGATAATAATACTCTTTCTGTAGATCCCGCTTTCCTAGCATATATAGTTTCCCCCTTATCGGGGGATTCATATATCAGATCATGCCCCGTCATATAGTGCGAATGTACCAAACGGGGGATTAGGATCCTTATCACCGTGAATGATCCATGTCGTATCACAATAGTCAGAGTCTCCCCAGCTACCACAGGGGTATCCATCCGTAAATACAATCAAACGCTTGGGTACAATTGCGTTTTCTTTAAGATAACTGAAGATGCAATCAAAATCAGTGCCACCTCCACCGACCGGTTCATATGAATCAATTGTATCCATATTCTCACTGGTAAAGTCTTGTGGATTATAAGTTTCTGTATCAAAACAGAATACATGCACCCGATATCCATCAAATGCGTCCATCATACCGGCGATCTCACCCAAGAATGCCTGAGCTTGTTTATCACTGATAGAACCTGACATATCAAGGCTAACTACAACATCAATTTCTTCACCTGGGGTCATACCAGGCATGATAGCATCCATATGCCAACCGCGACGATTAGGACGCATAAAACTGAAATCGGTACGAATAGCACTTGTCAAGTTAGTTTGAATCAATTCACGCCAGGGCATTACTGGGTTAGTGTGTTGCTTGATCAGCCGCTCAACACCTTTAGGAATAGAACCTGCTTCAGCGGAAGCTGCCGCATTGATGATAGCCTGCTTTACTTCTTGGCGAACACGTTCACGTTCCTCACCAGACATTTTAGGACGACCTTTGCCCTTACCACTACCGTCGATTTCTTCGCCCTCGCCTTCAGACTCAGAACTCTCACCTTCAAGGTGATCATCAATCATTTGATCAATATGATCATCAACATTAATCTTTTCGGCCTTGTCATAAAGGTCCTCATAGATTTCTTCGGCACTCTTACCGTCATATTTTGCTTCGTACAGACAAGGAACTGTTTTGATAAACTCACCGACCTTGTGCCGTTTCAGATCGGCATTGACCGCATAGTCATCAGCAATATTCCAAAGCCGAGGATCACGGGTGCCTCGGCGACCCATATGATCGTAGACTACATGTAGAACTTCATGCCCAACCAAGAATTCAACTTCCTTGGGCTTGAGCATCATAATAAACCGAGAATTGTAATAGAACTTCAATCCGTCGGTAGCGGCTGTACTACACCATTCATCGGCGTTAACCAGTTGCATACGAGTTGCAAGATTACCAAAGAATGAATGACGGAGAAGCAGACCAATGCGGGCAGTTACCAACCGCTCACGGGCATTGAAGTCTACTTTAGCATCGGTAGGACCGACCAAATTTTCAAATTTTTTACTGCGTTTGCGTTTTTTAGTTGGGGTAATAACATCGCTCATACGAATACTAGACATATTTGATTCCTTTTCTACTGTATTTACAATTATAGCAAATCAAAGATTTATTGTCAAATAAAGAAAAGGGAGTTGCCTCCCCTTTCTTTAGTTGCCTGCTTCTACGATATACTTGCCGTACTTCTTGTGGAAGTCATCAAAATGCTTCAACTGGCTGGGTTCGATCGGAAGACGATAGGTTTTCAGAGCGACCTTTGCACCCATCACAACCAACTCAGTTTCAAAGTTAGCCATGATATAGCTGAAGAAATTATCAGCCATTTCGTGGAACTGTTTGGTGTTGACACGTTTGTTGTCAAGAGCGTCCTTCAATTCATAGCACAGGCTAATCGTGAGGGAGTACATTGCTGATACTTCCTTGACACGCAGTTCCTTGACCTTACCTGCGAGAATATCGCTGGGCTCGGGCATCTGACCTGCAACCTTACGATGTGCCATAAACTTAACAGCAAGGCCTTCACCAACACTACCTGCTACCAAGTTGAACAGTGTATCGGAATCGGTGTCTTCCTCGTGATTCAGCAAATCACTAACAAAGCACCACGTACGGGGTGTAGCAAATGCACGGCTAGAGGACTTTGAATCAAAGTCATAGAGATCCTGCTTAGCGAACGACAGATAACCAACCACATCCTTGTGAATGCCTTTGTTAACTGCCCAGTTCTGCCA